GTAGGGGACAATACAGGGGTTGCAAACCTCTGGTAATATTACGTCCCCTACTACTGCCACTTAAATTAAATGGCTATAAAAGGCGAGTGTAAGATTGCGAAGCTATCGCTCGCCTCTTCAAAACGTTTCAATCACAAATTATTGACGAAGTTACCGGAAATAGTTATCCCTATATCGGTGCTGCTCTCTACGGTGGTTATAAACTCTACAAGAATCGACGAAAATTAGCTACTGCAACTGCTGCTGCGACATCTGCTACTACTGCTTATTACATGGCCCCTTATCCAAAACGTCAAAGACTGAATCACGGGTGGGTTTACTCGGGTCCCCCGGGTCTGCCACCCGCTCCTACATATCCCCACAAAACCGCATACATGCGTCAGGCTCCCAGAGTTGTCGTCAAGGCAAACCGGAGCGCTCAAACTGTACGTGCCCAAAGAGCCCGTCAAGGGGTTGCTGGCCGTGCATCCTACCGTCCAAAGGGAAAGGTAGTTAAGAGATCGAAGAAATCTCGATTCTCAAAGTACTCTCGAAAGTACAACTCCCTGAAAGGTATCCGTCGTAAATGTTATTACGGCGGGTCAACGATCAAATGGGAAGGTGGTGGTTTGAAGACTGATGCAAAATGTATCGTCCTCGGTCACGGTTTACCGTATCACCAACTTCGGCGTGCTTTCTTCCTTGCTCTTCTGAAGAGCTTGTTCCTAAAGGCGAACATGCCTTCTAAAGCACCTGATGCTCTGGTTGATAATCTTCAACAGAATGACATCGTTGCGATATATTATCGACCTACTGCTAGTGGTTCTACAAATCCGCCAACATCCGTTAACCACACGGTTGGTGCTGGTGGATCTTCGCTATCTGATATGGCTACCGACTTCATGAACAAATTCATGGTTGCCGGTATATTCGGAGATGCATATCAGACATTCAGCTTCGAAAAGATTGCTCTGTTTCCCGGTGGTACGCAAGACAGTAATTTCTGCCAAATCTGGCTAAATGATGTCAGTGTATGTTTCTATTTCGACTCATACATGAAAATTCAAAATCGTACTAAAGGTACAGCTGACAATGATGAAGCTGACGACCTTGATAATATGCCATTAACTGGCAAAAGTTATTTTGGTTCAGGTACGCGTATAAACATGAAGTTTCGTAACTGGCAGGATGCCGATAACACTGATATTATGGTTCAGCAAAACAGTGTTATTTATCCCAATCCAGGTACCAACAAAGTGTGGGATGAACCGTTATCCCCGAACGCGTTGACGGGCGTCAAGTCTAGTCATCGTGTTTCGTTTCAACCTGGTGTCGTAAAGCTATCCAAGCTCAAGTATCAGAAGTGTATGGGTCTTAATTATTTCGTTAACGATGTTATCAATAATTACGATCTGGCTACACCCCTATCTCCCAACACTAACAAACAAACCCGTATTGGTAAATATCGGTTTTTTATGTTAGAAAAGGAAATTGAAATTAAATACAATGAAGCCATCGCTCAGGATGTTACATTAGCATATGAAATAGATGTAACATGTGGTGTTTTATTGAAAATCAGAAACAACAAGTTCCTCTCTCGTGAAAATTTCCTAAATCTCGATGTAACGGGAAGTTAAATAAAATTTTATTGGTCAAATTGTCTTAAATGTTGAATATTGCAACGCACTATTTGACAGCGTCTTCTTACTGCTTCAATGTTGAAATCCAAGGGATCTTCATTACAAGTAAATACCTTAAAAACCCCTGCTGGTATTCTAGCTACTCCATAACGAATGTGAATACTTCTAGGATTCTCAAAATCCACCAAATGAATCTGAGATTGTGGTGGATAATGGGTAAACTTAACATCATCAAATAGAATGGATTTGTGGTATTCAGGTTCAAATTTCTTCAAGTCATCGATATGAGAAATAAATAAGCAAGGCTTAGGAATTAGGCGCTTAGCATAAGTTGTCTTTCCAATACCACTATCTCCCACTATAATTAAGGTTAATCCTTCATCCCAATTAATCTTAGACATATGGTTCATAAAAATAGGATTCAATGCTCCATTGATCAAGTTCTCCTGAGTAATAGTAATAGTGCTATCCCTATGTGCATTATCCCAAATTGTGGGTCCATACTGCAAATGATTACTCGACATCCAAGCCAGGAAATCCAGTTTATTCATGGATTTAGCATTATCAATAATTAGCTTGGTCTCCACAAGTTCCTTCTCAAAGCCCGGAGAACGCTTAATGGAACTATCGGCGCCCCATTCGATAAAGTTCCCAGTCTTCTGGCAATACTGTTTCCATTTCTGCCAGGAGCGGACGGACTGAACGTTGGCATGCTGATCTCTGATGTCAAAGTAACGGGCGTTCCTTGTCCTGACACAATCCCCGAATCTGAGTCCCATATGGTAATGTGGGATTCCTGACTGGTGGAGCTCCTCGGCCATAATAATGTATTCGATTGGTCCGAGGACAGCGGCCCACTGTCGGACGAACTCCATTGAAAGTTTTGGAAGGCGCCAATCTGGATATGTTAAAGCTACACATTTGGCATTTATGTAGAATTGTCTCCTTACCGCACTATCAGGTTCTGTATCTGGTGTTGGGTATATAGGCTGAGGTAAAATGGTTGGTGTGGGAGTACTAGGCATTGACAAGTAAGTACCATTTAAAATATCATCAAAGTTGGGTTGAGAATTCATGTTGTTAGACAGGGGTGAAAATTTTCACTCTGCTTTTATACCCAAAAGTGCAATATACCCAAAATAGTAAATTAAACCAATATACCTAAAAAGGAAAGAGACGAGACTAGCAGTCATCGTACCGGCGATTTTCTTACAATCGGGTTTAGGGTTTAGGGTTTTGAATACACCACAACAAACAACTGGGAAAATAAGAGTCCGCGTTTAGCGGGCTCTACGGCAGAGCGAGAATCGCGGCGCCCAATAACTCACGGCAGAGCGCCCAGCGGCGCCCAAAAACCTACCAGGGTATGTGCGCAAATTCGCGTAGCCAATTTGCAAACAAAAAAAAATAGTAGGGGACAATACAGGGGTTGCAAACCTCTGGTAATATTACGTCCCCTACTACTGCCACTTAAATTAAATGGCTATAAAAGGCGAGTGTAAGATTGCGAAGCTATCGCTCGCCTCTTCAA